GTTCGCTTGGCCTTCAGCCAGCAAGCCCATCGACTTCACCGGGTTGATGTCGTTGTCAGCCGTGCCAGTCCGCAGAACCGACTTGAGCAGCACTTCCGCCTGGAAGACGTTGCTCGGGCCAGTCACGATCTTCTTGGGCGTCAGACGGATGCGCTTGCCGTTGTTGTCAACAGCATTGCGGATCTGAATGAGGAGCTGCTCAAGAGAGGTCTGCGACAGCGCCGCCGCGGTGGTCAGCTGGTTGCTGAACGTACCATTCACGATCGGATGGTTCGTCGCAACGAGCGCAACACCATCGCCGCCCGGATAGGCAGCGTTGAAGGCGCGGTTCAGGATGTTGGCGCCCAGCGTCTCCTTCGTTTCGATCAGAGACTGCGCGAGGTGCTTCGCGTAGGTCTGGCCAATACGAATGTGATCGCCGTCTTCCACAAGCACCTTGGTCAGGCTGAAGGCCAGACCATAGACCTTGTAGAGGTAACGCTGCAGGAACAGCACGCCACCGGACTGGTAAGACACGGCCATACCGTCAGGCAGCTCAGGAGCCGCGCCAAAGCCATAGAGCACAGGCTCTTCATGGTAGTTGCGCGGAATGCCCTTCTGCTCACGGAAGACCATCTTCCATTCGTCAGCACGCTGATCATAAACACCATCGAAAACTTCGTTCAGGATGGGTTCGACGACCGACCGAAAGTCGGTACTACGCATCGGAGTAGCCATAGATCAAACCCTCCTATCAGACCGAGTTGACCGGCGCTTTGTAGTGATGCTCGTTGATGCGAACAGTCACTTGAACATAAGCGTCAGTGATGGAATCAAAGATGCTGTAAGCAAAGCCCGTGATCTGGAACTGACCAGAGGTCGCCTGAATGGCGGTCAGCTGGCAGTTGCTGAGGCCCGTCTGGGTGGAACCACCCGGAGAGGCAACGGTCCAGTCGCACTCTTCACCCACCGCGGTCTGCACAGTCGTGCCAGACGAGGGGTTGGTGTACTGAACATCAAACAGCGTTTCCGGGTCATCATACACCCAGGCAACGATTTCCGTGCCAGTGGCGCCAGACGGCCAGAAGGGGCTGATGGTGGGCTTGCCAGAGGCGTCGAGATACTGGCAGCCGGCAAAGATGCCCAGCAGGGAGATACCGTCAACGGTGCCCGTGCGGGTGCCGTCAGAGGTGCCAAGCTGGATCACGCCGTTGTCAGTCAGCTTCACCGGGTCGCCGGAGAAGATGTTCGCCGCATAGGTCGAAGCAATCGTATAGGCTTTCGGGCGCATCTGCCCACTGTTGTGGTACGAAGGCCGGAAGCCGAAAGGCGCGCTAGTCGAAGACATAGCAAAGCTCCAATTCGGAAAAGGGGGTTACGAGAGGTCAAAAAGAGCCTCCCGACGCTGCCCAATCTCCAGATTGCCTTCACCGATTTGCAACTTGGACTTAGACGCCCTGGCCTGCTGCTCAAGGAAGTCGGCTGTATCAGTCAACTTTTCCTCTTCTCGCAGCGGCGCATCATGGTGAGCTTCGTGCATGTACTTCTCGTAAAGAGAAATAGGCAGCTTGAAGGCCAACATTTCATTCACGCCAATAAGTCCCGCCCAATCTCCGGTCTTCAGAGTGGCATATTCCCAGCCGGGAACATCTTCCGGCTTCACGGGCTCGTAGCCCAAACGGATGCGCATCTGAATTGAATCACGGGGATTGGTAGTCGTAAGCCAGCAGGTGTGCCAGCCAGGAATCGGAGGCAAGTCCGGTAGAGAGGACTGGAAAAATTGTTGACGGAACATTGCAACCCGCTCGTCATCCGAGATTTCGCGATTTTGGGTCACAGCGCGATCCTGCATCGCCCTGGTTTCGCGACCTTCACCAGCAGATTTCCTAAACCGTTCGTCAGCCATAACATCGCTCCTTTCAGCGATTGGGGGAAATATGGAATGTAAGACTTACAAAAGCAAGCATTTTAAGACCTGTTCTGCCGGTCATACTCTGCGTACCTCTGCACATATTTGTTCCTCAAAACGGGGTCATCCCAGACCCCCGCCTCAATCAAGGCCTGCTTACGCTCGGGCGAGATGTAGATTTCCCGGCGCGTTGTCGCAGGCGCATGCTCACGGCCAGAGCCCACGGCCGGGCCGCCACGGGGCTCACGCTTGGGCTCCCGACGGGGCGCCTCGCCCTCAAACCGCTCAGGAAGCCGCTTGGACGCCCTCCGGCGCAGCTCCTCCCAATACTCCTCAGTCTGGGGGTTAAAGCCCTCCTTGGCCAAGGATTGGTCAATGGCGATGACAATGGCACTGTCCTCGTCACGCCCTTGGGCGTCATACCAGGGGTTCTCCTTAATGAACTCCTGGGCATAGTGCATCGTCATTTCATTGATTTGCTGCGGCTGCGGCTTCTGGTTACCAAACTGCATCTTTTGGTAATTCAGCTGCTGGATCTTGGCCAAGGCCTGATCCCGGTAGCGCATGGCCTGGGTGACGTCCTCGCCATTGCCGGCGGCCACCGCCTTGGCAATCACGCGGTCAGCCATTTCGGCCTCCTGCGTTGCCTTGGCAATCGCCCCATCAAAGGCGCTTAGGTCTAGGCTGTGCGTCCGCTGCTCCTGGGCGGAAACGCGCCGCTCCAGGTCGTCATTCCTTTTGCGCAGGAAATCAAGCTCAAGCTTGTCCCGGCTGCGGGCCTCATCCCGACGCTGCTTGCGCTCAAGCTTTTCCTGCCGGCGCCGGTCCCGAATGAAGTCTTTTTCATCACCACCCTCGCCGTCGTCGTTGCTTAGGCGGGCGTCTTCATCTTGTTGCGAGGCGTCTTCAATAATGACCAACTCTTCTTGGCCGTCATCATTTTCCTTCAACACGTCAGACATGGTTCATCTCCTTTCAGATGAATGCTTTGATTGTCAGCGGATCACCTTCAATTTTGCCAATGATGTCCAGATCATTGAAGATCACGAACATGGCGCTGTCGTCCTTGGTCAGCGCAACTTCCCAGCGATCGCCGCCGTACTTAGGCACGCGCACGAAATCACCGGCATGGCACCACTCGCCCTCCGGCCACGTCTGCTGAGTGTCGCGATTTTTGAACGCCAGGGGGCCAATTGAAACCACCTTGGCAACCTGCGTGTTCCACTTCTCGGTATCTTTGGTGTCGGTGGCCAGAATAATGCCACCCTTAGTGACTTTGCGCGGTGTGCGAATTTGGACCAGAACGCGGCTCCCGAAAGGCTGCACGCCGGCATTAACTGCCGGAAAAGCCTCCGCTAAAGCGTCCTCATAAGTCGTTGTCACTATTCTTCTCCTCATCTAGGATTTTCAAGAGCACATCAATCGCAGCCTCGTAGCCGGCGACCAATCCAACGCGATACCCGTACTCAAAAGCATCGCGATGCTGGGGCCGCTTCAAGGCGTCAACAGAAAATTGCTGTTGCGCCGCCTTGAGGCGGTTTAAGAGCTTCGTCTCAAAATTCACGCTTGGTTCTTTTCAACCTTCGGCTCGGGCGGCAAAGACTGCCCGTCAACTTTCTCGCCAGCAGCCAAGCGGTGCTTTTGCTTCACATAGGCGCTGTTCATAGAGACAGTGCCTTCCTTCGGCTTATCGGCCATGGTGATTTCCTTATCGCGTTCCTGGGTTGATCCCGGTGCCGGTGCTTACCGCCACCTTCTCGCCGGTGGCCATTTCGGCCGCCGCAAGCAACTTGGCGGTGTCATTGTCCGCCGTATTCATGCGCTCACGCACGGCCACTTCAGCCGCGGTACGCTGGCTTTCAGCCATCTGCTTAAACTGCTCAGCTTGCAACTTCTCGGCACGCGCCTGCTGCTGATCCGTGAGTTTGGCTGCGTCATTCTGCTGCTGCAGCTGCAACTTCTGCTGATCAAGCTGGATCCGAGCCTGATCAACCTGAGCACGCTGCTGCAGGGCCTGCCCCTGCATTTGCGCATTGAGCTGCGCAATCTGCATGCTGCTGTCGGGCGGCATGGGCGGCTGCGGCCGGAATTGCTGCGCTGCCTGATCAATGAGAACCAGCTCTTGGCCAAACGTGCCAAGTTGCTGCTCAATGAATTGCTGGACCTGCAAAATCACCTGCGTCTGCTGCGCGGCCTGCTCTGGGATCAGGTTTTGCTTCTGCGCCTGATCCACAGCCTCATGCGCCTCAGACAGGTAGTAATTCAACAGGTGGTCGCGCAGGTGAATGGCCATCGGGAACATCAACGTCTTCATAATCACCGGATTGCCACCAAACAGGGGCGACTTCAAAAACGCCAAGTGCGTCATGATGTGCGCAAGATGATCCTGTTGCGGCAAGACGTAGATTGGGCTGCCCATGGTCGCGGCGACATTCTCGCTGACCGGGTCCATGTTCTCGTTTTTCTGCTCAGGCATCAAAACTTCGTCTGCAGGTACCTTCAAGGTGCGGAGAAACATTTCCTCCACCGCCCTGACATTGTACAGCTGCGGGGCGACAGAAGCGCGCTGCATAAGAGCCTGGGTTTGAGCAAACCTCTGGGCCTCAGAGAAAATAGAAGGATTGCTGACCGGCACCACATCAAGCGGCCCATCAAAATCAGCAGGGCTAATTTCAATGCCTGACTCTTGGGCCTCAACATCTTCTTCTGTCAGATAGGCGCTGTTGAGGCGGTGCAAAATCTTGAAGCACTTCGCCATGGAATTGTGAAGGCGAGAGTGAATGCTTGAGAAGACCACCATGCCCTGCTCAATCAGAGCCATGGTCGTGCCAACAGGCTGGTTAGCATTCTGATCGCTCAGCTTCTCAAAGCTGGTCTGCACGACGCCCTTGCCGGCTTCCACCAAAAAGCCAAGCAGCTGATACAGCACCGGGCTCGGGGGGTTGAATGGCATCGGCATGGCCAGCTTGCGCACGTCATCAATAAGCGCGCCGCCCTCCATTTCCACCACCTCGGTGGGCTGGAGATTAATTGTCTGGCCGCCAGGGCCTCCCTTGAGCTTCAGGAGGGTCGGCATGTTCTGGATGTGCGCACTGTCCAGCAACGCACGCAAGGCGCCTGTGGCCGCGCCAGAAAGGCCGCCAATCATGTGCGTCAAGCCAATTGGATAAGCACCACGCCAAGGCACAAACGGAAACTCGACAATCCAGTCGAGCTCCTTGCGCTGGTCGTCATCTGCGTCCCAGTTGCGATAAAGGGAGAGTGCCTTGCCGCTCGACTTGTCGATGCTGAGAATGTAGGGGCTCATGCCCTCGTCAAAATCAAGGTAGGTGTAGATTTCAAAGATGGTGCGCAGGCCATCTTCATTGTAGCTCGTGGTCTTGCGGCCCTCGATCTTGTCGTTGGCGATTGACGCCTTGCTGAACTCTGGATCATCGGGGTAGCCAAGATCCACATCAATATACATGCCGGCCCTTACGCGCCGCTCATATTCCATCTTGGTGATGTACTGAACGTGCGTCTTGCGCTCGGCCGTGTAGAAATTGGTGGCAGCAAACGGCAAATAGACGTCATCAATCGGCACAAATTCAGCCTGCGGCCGGCGATGCTGCTGGTTCCACATAAACTTCATGTACTGGCCGCCGCCCAAAGGCAGCTGCGTGCTCAATTGCTCAAGCTCACTGCGGAACTCTGGCATTTGCTCAGTGGTCTGCCAATTCATGAAGGTGGCCTTGCGGTCAGCCTTTTCCACCTTCTCTTTGCTGGACTCGCCGTAAATTTTGCTTTTCACCGGCCCATTTGGCGGGAAAATTTCCTTCATGAAGCGGGCGCTAAAGTCTACGCACGCCTCCACCAACATGGGGTGCACGACTTTGTTAGCGCCGGTAAACTGCGCGCCGCCGGGCGCGTCATCGCCCAGGCCAGTGCGACGCAGGCCCTCTTCGTAAAGCTTGTCGCGCTTTTCGCGGGCCTCTTTGTCGCGGTCAACCTTTTCGAGGAGGTCGTTTACTGCTTCCTTGAGAAGACCTGGGTCAACTTCTTCAACGATGTTTTCAAAGTGCTCCAGGCTGCGCTTATTTTGCTCTTCATTTTCAAGGCGAATGATTGCGCCGCCATCTTCAGTGTCCTCTACGTTGGAGTTTTCGGGGATGAACTCAACGACTTCACCTTCTTGGGCTTCATCATTTTCAGTAAGCATTCCAGACATGACTTAGAAAGCCCTCCGATAACCGAACAATATCTCTTTCTGGCGCAAAGTAGGATCCACCGCCACATCTAATCCCAACGTCCCGCCAATATTTGACTCTGGGAACAGCCTTTCGAGTGGAACCTGCAGGCCTCCCGTGATTTGAGTGCCGGCATTCCCCATCCCAGTAGTGCCGCGCCGTCCGCTCATGATGCTGCCGCCAATGTTTGCCGTGGTGCCCTCTTCATCAAGCGGAATATTCAAATTGCCGCCGTAAGAATACACGCCCTGCGGCTTTGCGCCAGTAAAGCTTGGCGTCATGGTTTGATAGCCGCCAAAGATGCTGGCAGGCCCATAACTGGCAGACACCCGAGGGCCGTAGCCAGTCATCCCATAATCGCCGGCATTTTCCATGGCCATCAAGCCTGCGCCAATGCCAATCTTGCGCTCTTGGTCAAGAATGGCATTGATGCCCGTGCTCAGGCCCCTCATGCCCGCACGCTGCCCGTAACGGTCATCTTCGATTGGGATTTCAAAATAATTGGTTGAAGACGTCACGTTTTCATTGCGCGGGTAGCGCATGTAATTCTTTGGCAAATCCTGCGCGCCAACCGCCATCGGGGTCTGCACATCAAGGCCCCTCATCAGCATGCGCGCACGCTGCGTCACATCCACAGGGGAAATTTCCCGCATAAATTCGCTGGCGATCGTATCAACTTCCCTGGGATCATAGGGGCGCGCCATGCCCTCATCGCCCACCTCGCCGCCCTCGGCATAGCGGTGGTGCAATTCCTCCAGAGACTTTTTGCCTTCCACCATGCCGCCGTGCTTCATAAGCCTCGGGGCATTGGTAGCCAAGTTACCCCAGTTGCGGGCAAGATATTGGTCAAGCGTCTGGTTATTGGCTGCAGCATCTTGCTGGATCTGGGCCCAATTCCAAGGTGCATATGGCGGCGCGCCAGTCAGCTGCTCACTATATCTCTGGTTGAGGGCAGACAAACTTTGATCAATGTTTTGGCCGGCATTGTCATCCGCCGCAGCGCCAGAGCCAGCATTGCTACTGCCCATGCCGCCAACGCTGGAGCCAACAGTGCTGCTCGTGCCGGCAACGCTAGAGCCAACATTGCCAGTATTCGTGGTGCTGCCAAACTCAGGCGAGCCAAAAGACATTACACTGGGAGAAACGCCCAAGGCTTGGCTCACCTGCGACCCAATCATGCCGCCAAGCATCCCAAGGCCAGGAACGCCCGTGGCAAGCCCAGCAATGCCCAGGCCAAGCCCCACCGGGTCAATTGATACTGCCGGCGTCTGCTGGCCAATCTCGTTAACATTCACGCCGACTGTGACGCCAGGAGGCGAAAAGGCAGATTGCGCGGCGTAACCAAGAGCTGGCCCCAGCCCAATAGTCCCTCGGCCTAATGCGCCAAAAGCTTCCCCAATACCGGGCGCCGCACTGAAGCCGGTGGGCGCAACACCGCCAGTATCGGCAATACCAAAACCAAGGCCCGCTTGCTGCGCAGCCACGGCCGTGTTCATGTTGGCTGCTGCTTGGGTTGCTTCAGGGTCTTGCATAGACATGCTTGGAGCCATGCCGCTTATGCCAGCGATGCCACTCTCACTGGCGCCCACATCACTCGCGCTTGGGCCCGTTTCTCCGGTAGACCCAGCCCCAGCGCCAGTAGGACCAGCGCCCTGGCCTTGATTACCGCCTACGGCATCTTGCGTGGCAGCCTCAGACATTGCGGCATCCTGGCCGGTGGCGCCTTCATTGCCTTCGCCAGTGCCGTTGCCGCCCTCACTGCCATTACTGCCGTCGCCGCCGTTCCCATCGCCGCCATTGCCGCCATTCCCGTCATCAAATGCCGGCACGCCATAGCGCGTCATGCGGCCGGATCCGCCGCGCGCCTTCAGCAACGCAGCCTCCTCCGGCGTGATGTAGGCCAGCTCATGCCCCTGGCCCCGAATGGTGGCCTCCTTGGGCGCACGCACAGTGCCGCCATCCGCATACTTGGCGTCAAGCGCAGCAAGGCCGCCCTCGGCGTAACCTTTGGGCATTTCTTCAAAATACGGCAAAAGCGATTCAAACTCAGGTCGCCCAGGCACAGGATAAGACGCCTCGCGCAAATCAAACACCTCACTAATACGAGGTGTGCGGGCACCTGTCCCTACAATGCTATCATAACCCGCGCGCCTTGCTGCGTTTCCAATAATATTTTCTTGCAAAGCATATCGCATACGATTGCCGACATTGCTGTTCGCAACAAGCTCGTGCGCCACGCTTGGATTGCCGCCCCAGCGGGCCAACAAATCCTGTATGCTATCAACATAATCTCGGCCTAATATATGTTTTTCTGTTGCCCTTCTGCGTGTCTCACTAATTAAATCTTCTAGTTTTTTTGCGCTAGTCAATTCTCTAAACGCGCGCTCTGGAACAGTTCCACCCGTATTTCCTTGCATAGCTAGAGGCGCACGCAACAAAGTTTCACCGCGGACCATTTCACTTCCACCATACGCAGATTTATCAGGCCCACGATAAGTCCCTACGCTTTTTGCCGGCAGCGTAGCAGGTAAATAAAATACGCCTTCCCTAATTGCTTGGGCACCAGCTTGTTCAGGTTTTTGATACCTCAAAACTTCAAGAGACAATCCTTCGTCACTAATTCTGGCGCCAGGGGTTGCTTCTACCGCTCGACGAAAACGCGCATCGCTTGGTAAGCGCGTAACCATTTCAATGCTGCGAGCAGTAGCCGGCGAAATGATCGCCGGCCCTTCAGTAAAGCCACGCACAATATTCAAGGAAGATTGTTCATTGGGCGTAGGCTCAACATCGCCGCGCAACACCGCCCTAAAACGCTGCATACTTTCTTCACCCGTACGCGGCAACGGCGCAAACCCGCGCCCCTCGGCAGAACGCAACTCAGTCACAGGCTCGCCAGAACCGATCGCGCGAGCAGCAAGGCGCTCAATGAAGTCAGGATCGTAAGGCGTCTCCACAGGCGCCGCGGCAGGGCGCCGAGCCCGGCCACCCTCGGCAAACTTCTTGGGCTTGCCGCGATACTTGCGAGCCAGGGCGAAAAGAGACTTGCCTTTATTCATTGACTGAACCCTCAATGCCGCCCCCCGCCAAGGCACCCGCGCCAAGGCTCAACAGCGGCTTCTCGCCACGAATAAACATCCGCAATGTGTCTGCCGGATCCTCGCCACGCATGCGCGCCGTATACTCAACACGCTCATTGAAGAGTTGCGGGAAGGTGCGCGTTGCCGGCGAACCCAAGCCAGTCAGCTCGCCAGCACCAGACCACGCAGCAGACTGCGTATCAGCCGGCCGCAAATCAAACTCTCGGCCAATGCGAGCATACAACTGCTCTGCTGCAGCATATTCGTTCTCACGCGGCTTTGACGCCCAGAAAGATGGAATTTGCAGGGCATCTTCCATCGTGAGGCGCCCCTCTTGATAAAGCTTCTGCGGGCGGAAAATGATTGACTTGCCGTCTTCAGAAACTTCGCCGTAACGCTGGGCCATGTTGAGGAGGGCCAAATCTTCTTCATCAAGATTGGTTGCCGCCTTGCCCGTCTTATTCGGAACCGAGATAGAC